GGGTTGATTTGTGCCACTTAATGTTCCTATTTTTGCCCAAAGCAACTTATATGCCCCAAGCTCATCAACAACATTTTGAACAGCTTGTAAATCTTCGAGGTTAATGATTTCTTCTAATAACGAAGCAAATGGAACGAGCGGAAAGTCTAGGTTGTCTATATTAATCTTAATACATATTGTTTTTTCAATAGGCAACTCCTTCCAACGAATATTATCGCTTTCATATTGCCTATATAACTTCTGAAATTCTTTATCGTAATACTCAAGGTCGTCTGGGTATGTTCTGAAGTAATTCATGTCAAAGGCTACGCCAAGCACCCCTTGATAAAACGAAGAACTATATATACGAACATAATCCAAGTCTAAGGGATGTATATAAAAACTTCCATCACCTTCTGGATCACCATAAATATAACCTACGAAAATATCATTTTTCCACGCACGCAACATCATCTTTAAAATCTGCTGTTCCATATGCATATTATTTACAATGCGAGAAATTCTCATATATTCTTCTACAAGCGTATTATTATCAATACCTTCTGCGGTATCTAAAACCGGATATGCAGTCCAAGACTTACAAGTAATTTGTTCTGCTTTATAGTTAATCATTCTTCTATAGACGTGAGACACATTATAAAGATAATTGCTTAACTTACGCAAGCTCTGCTGGTTACTTTCAGTGCCGGGATTACGAAGATATGTGCGTAATTGCTCACGACTAAAAGTATTAGAAGTAATTGTTTTACTCTTCTCAAGGTTAATCAGTTGCAACGCATCCTTCAGTGCAGCAAATGCTTTTTTGCCTTGTTCTTGCTTTGATAAATATTCAATTTTTTCATTTGTTGTTTTTTCTGCCATTGTGTCTTCACCTCCTTATCCGAATAATTTATTTATTGGTTTTGCCCGTGTTACGGGTAGTTTGTCTATAATATTTGATTGTGGTTTACGTCTAGCCGTTATATGTTCACGACGTTTCTCCGACAACCAATATGCCGCTAAACAGGCGCAATAAAAACGGTCGTCATGCAATTTATTTTGTTTTTCCGGCATTAAATCAAATGAATCTTTGCCGCTATCACGCTTTTTACGAACAATATTAACCATCTCTTCTTTAAGAGCATCAATATTGCTTAGCGCAATTTCTTGATAAGGGTCTAACTTAACTATTTTCGTTTTGACGCAAGATGCATCTTTCAGCATTTCTTTTGTCCTAATAGGAATGTCATCCTCTGAAACCTTTTGCTTTCTTAATTCTTCTTCAATTTTCTTTTTTTCTTTCTTAAGCTCCTTTTCGTCGGTCTCGAATATAGTTAAATACCCTTTATTATCGTAGTCTGTTGTTAGACTAATTAAATCCATATTCATCATTTCAATAAGCGCTTCGCACATCATCGACTTAAACTGAGATGGAGACATAAGTTTAATCTTATTAATAGCATTCGGGTATTTCGATACATAATCTGCGCTATACTCTTTATCAATCAAACCTCGATGAGTTCTGCCTTTATTATCAACCCAATCTTCCATCAAATAATCTGCAATATTAACACCGCCACCACCAGAGCCAGCGTCTATCATAACGGCTTCAATATTCTCGTAATCTGGAGCATCACCGTTATATGCGAGGATAAGCTCCTTCAAATACTGAATCTGATCAGGTGTTTGCATTGGTGTTTTTCGTTTTTTACCTATATCAATAAGATTTACACAATTAACAATTCTACCTTTATATTCTTTGGTAGACTCATCCATATAAATCTCCATTATTAAAATAATACTATTATCTCGGCTTCTAGCAGGGTCATAACAAATAACAAACTTCTTATTATTTGTGTCGTTATACAATAAAGGAACTCTAGTCTCACTATTTCGGGCAATAACACCACGTCTAATAATTGCATCTGCACCTGCATCAGATGTAAATTGGCAATAATACTCTCTGCGTGCTTTTTCTGGATTTGTTTGCATTTCTGACTCAATTGTGCTACGAGATAGCAATGCATTAACTGCTTCTCCATGAATTGTTGGGTTAAGTACTACATCGCAATCCACCTGAATAACACAGTAATCTCTATCTCCCATAATTTGCTTCTTGGAAAATTCCCTATAAAGCCGATAAAACTTCGTGCTAGTATCAGACGCAGAACTAATATAAAATTTTTGGTTCGGTATATTAGTAGCAAATGTTCGTAAACGAATTGGATCAATAGAGTGTCCGTCCCTATCTTTACCAAGAGCAAAGTTTTTATTAACTGCCGCAAATGCGCCATAAACGTTAATCATTTCATCAGATAGGAAACCACATTCATCAAACACTACACTACCTCTTGCGCCTCTTTTCGCGTCTATATTGGAGTTGAGCGTTTGGGTGAAAGACCCATTATACAAAGTATACTTAAAACCATTACTCCCGTGACTAAATCCATCGCCGGCAGCATTGTTAATAGACACTTCGTTCTTAAAAATATATCCAGTAGAACCCTTCATTTCGTCAATGCCATCATTAGCGATTTGTTCCAGCTTTGTAAATGTTTGCTCCGCCTGTCCGCCGGTACCAGACGCGATATACGTCCATATGTTTGAAAACAACATATCTTTGGCCATAAGAATTAAATCAATAACTGTGCTCTTCCCAAAACCGCGGCTCGCCAAAACTAAAACATTTGGGCAATTCCAGGTTCTCTGAACAATATAAGCCTGCGCATCTAACAGTTCAATGTTAAAGAAATTATCAATAAATCTTACAGGATTGCATTGATAATATTTCTGTATATAAGCTATTTTAATCAATGCCTCAAGTTTTCTAGTAGACATAGCGTAAACACCGGGCTTAACATAAACAACATTGTCTGACGCGAACATACCAAGTAAATCTTCGTCACCAACATTCTCTATGATTTTAAATTTATAATCATTATAATTTAACTTATTCATCAGTTTCCACCTCGCTAGATGTATCTTCCGATGAATCTTGGTCAACATCATCTTCTTTCTCTATGTCAGAGAACGCAGAGAAAAGTTGCTTAAGATTTTGCAAATTCGATTCGTCGAGCAGGTTATTCTCAGATAAAGTATCTCTGAGGTCAATATTTTCTCTTAAAAGTATCCTGTTAACTTCTTTATATACATCTCTCTCTGATTGAAGGCTGACAATCTTCTGACGCTGTTCTGCTACCATATCGGACCATTCCGATTCATCAAGTGCTAATTGCTTCATAATCGACGCGTCGCTAATTTCAAGTACCTGTTGCATGCCGCGACAAGTACCAATATCAAACCCATTATTTTCTGCCTCGCGCAAATTTAAATCTTTAAGCATTTTGATTTTTCCAGTCCAAGTATTTTCGCCCTTCTTGGAATTTTTATTATGCTTCTGACTAATACAGCTTTGTTCTGCTAATTGACTAATAACATCTGCAAGCTTCTTCTTGGTATCCATATAATTCTTGATTTCACCAGACTGACCAGTCTTTGCCAAAGTTGCAAATGCTTTAGCAGACATGTCATTGATTTTCTGTAACTGCAAATATCCTCGTACTATCTCAATGCAGTCAAGAATACGCGTCATATCGTCGTTATTTCCATCGCCATCTATATAACCAATTAATTGAGCATAAAGTAATGGCTTATCTTCCGGCGCCTCTTTATCAAATGGGTCATATCCAATCAACCTAATAACATCTTTCCGATTTTTCTCACACTCTTCAAGAACCTCTTGATTTTGAGGTAGAGTAGTTGTTTCAGAATGTACTTCATCTTCGTTCTTCTTAAACAAATCACCGTCTCTCCAGCGCATCCCATTATACTGGGGCATTTTAACGTTCTTAATATATGCAGCCCATATATTCGTCTTTGGTTTCTCCAAACCAGGATCGTTCACTTCATTATATGATGCCTCCCAAAGTATATCCAAATACGGAACATCTGCGCGCTCGCAGGCGGCTTGAAGAGACGTCTTGGTAACATCGCCAAATTGTTTATAATGATTATTATAATTTCTCGCAATATTTTCTAAACAAGCTTTGCAATAAGGAATGACGCCAACCGAGTTAAATGGGTCTGAAGATTTATAGAAATCAGAACGCTTTTTCTCGCTTCCGCAACAATAACACAAGAATTTCTCAGCCGCTGCCTCTTTTGTGGTTATCATAGGCTTCTTTTTGGTCCCCATAGGTTTCCCTGTTGCCATAGGCGTCACCTCCTTGTATTAGTCTGCCATTTCAATGGGTTCTTTTTTAAGTTCGTCTTTTGCAGCAATTTCTGCCGCAACTTCTTCCAAATCAGCCTTGAATGTCTCAAGATTTTGAAAGATAAATACGCTTTTATCTGGATTGCTCTTGTTGGGTTTTGTATCAACCACAATGTTTTTATGGCACTTGCAATTATTTGCTAGCGCCTCGCCGCAATAAGGGCAATAGCGTACCTCACCATTTAATTTTAATAATTTTCTTACGACGCGTGCGTCGCATACCAATCTACTTACTCTGGTATCTTTTTCATTTTCTGTAATCATGTTTTATCTCCTTGTTTAATCATTTTGTTTTGTTTTTAATTTAATTTTATAATAATCATCTGCATACATCCACAAATAATGATGATGGCTTTTCCTTTCTTTTAATAATCTCATTCTGTTTAAAGTTTTATATTATATTCAATAACCTTTCCCTTACA